TCCTGCGTTCCACTCGTTGTTGTTAGTTGACTTCTCTACAGACATTCTACAAGGTATTGAGCCAACTGAGTCCCAAAAGAAGCACAGATCGTACGGTAGATTGCCCTTCTTCTGTTCGTCGAGTATGTCTGCTATGAACGCAGCTACGTCTTCTACACACTGTAACTTTTCACGATCTATGAATATGAAGAATCCATCGTAATCGCAAACAACACCATCTTCGTTAGCAACCTCATTGAATTGTAGTCCCATAAGCCTCGCGTGCTCCCAAGACCACTTCATCTCTGTAATAACGAAAACTGGTAGTATGCCCATCTTTTGACAGGACACTGCTGCTTCCAATAAGGCTGTGGTTTTGCCAGTATCTGAGTGGCCACGAAGTAGACTTATGTGTCCAACTGGAAGACCGGGTACTTGTAACGCCTCTTGAAACGATTTTGATAGTGGTATCCAACGATCGTCTTTGAACTTAACAGACGTAGTGCTGAGGTTCTTCTTCTTTTTGAAACCTTCTAAGTTGAATCCCCCTTTAACTGCGTTAGATATAGCGCCGTTTAGACTTTGTTTTTTTTCTTTTGCCATATTAGATTAAAATGCCCCTCTGGGAGGGGCTTTTTTTAGAAGTTGAAAATGTCGTCTATCTTAGAATCTAGGTTTGGTTTACCCGTATTCAAAGAAAACTTTGGAGTTTCTACTGGAGCTGCGGGCGTTTCTTCTGTTTCTTCCTCTTCGCTCTCTGGGTTTAGATAGCCCAACAAAGCGGCTTTCATGTCGTCGTAGCCGTAGCGCTTGAATTGAGTGACTGGATCTGGTTGTTCTGTCATCCACTTTTTAACTAGATCTGCGTTCTCTGACAACGGAGTTACCTTTGTTCTCACGCGGATCGTTGATTTGTTATAAGTCAAACCTGTTGATTCCTTACCCAATGTTTCGATCGTGATGTCTCGTCCCTGTAAAGGATCTGTGTAGTCTCCGACGTCCTCGTCTTCAGCGATTGATAAAAGATCCATGAAGATTTGTTTACCGAAGCCCCAAAGCATAACGCCTTTGTCTTCTTCGCCTCTAACGATAACGGGTACGAAAACGCGCATCTTGGGTTCAAGCTTTTTGGCTAGTTGCCAGTCCTCACGGTTTGAAGACTTTCTAAGACCCTGTGCGAACTCTACGATTGGATCTTTTTCTCCGAAGTTTGTCAGAGCGATCATCGTCTTGTTTCCAATCTCGTAGTGGAAATAGAGCTCTTTGAACGGGTTTGACTTGTTGTAAGCCGATGGTAGCACTCTCACCGAATGCTTACCTACTGTTGGGGACCAAAGGGTTTTTTGTAACTCACCCTTGGAACCGCCTTTTGGATTTTGCAAAGATTGTAGTCTTTGTCTTAGCATGTTAATGTCCATAGTATGTATACTGTTTGATAATAAACAAATATACGGAAAAAAATCGAAAGGAAAAAATTTTATTTTACAAGTTCACGATTTTTTTAATTTCGGTGTTTAGTTTCCGAAATTTAGAGTCTTGTACCAGCAGTATGGAATTTTTGTAATCCTGCCAGTTAACGGGGTATTTGTTGTCAAGGACTCCACCGTTCAAGCTCATTATTAGAGCGTTAAGAGAATTGATCGTGTATAGCGTGTTGGTCTCTTTCTTTCTGTGCACAAGGATGGTGTTCTTCATTATTCTTGGCTGATCGTCTGTGTAGTCTATGTTGTAGGTACACATCAGCTCTGAAGATTCTGGTGAACTCAAAACGAATATCTTTTTGTAAAGTACCGAGTATTCGCGATTTATTGACTCTACCAGCTCGTTTAGCCCTTCTTCTGTAGTAAATGTGCAAAACAGCTTGTTTTTTAGCATCTCTCTTGTTATTCTGTATTCTTCTTTAAACATTTATAAATATGTTTGTTTTTTACAAAAAGTATGTTTTTCCGTGTTTGTGTTTTACGACCATGCTGTCCTGCTCTAATACTTCCTTTATTTTTAAAAGCAATTCTTTGCCATCTGACACAGCGTAGTCAAATAGGAAAGCGTCGTAAGTTATCAACACAAGTTTGCTCTTCTTTCCTTCTAAAAGATCTTTCAATTGTAGGATCTTCTCTGCGTTTCTTTTAGTTTCCAAGTTCTGTACGTAGTAGTTCAACAGTTTGCTATCGTACATGTCTTCATCTCTTGTAATACTTATCCCAGTAGGTAGCTCCATGGACTCACCAGTAGCGCACCTCTGGCTTAGTTTTTTTGATAACGTTACCATAGCACTAAAGAATTCAATGTGCTGGTAAGCTTCTGGTACGCCCCCATATAAGTTTTTAAAGCTTATAGTCTTGGATTCTTTGTACTCCTCTTCTGTTAATGCATCTTTATTGAAGTACTGCTTACCAAGATACTCGTGAACAGAGCTTTCTTTGAACTCGTAGCCAACTTCGTTACCTATTAGCCTGAGGTGGTAGCCATCGAAGTCGAACTCTACCAAATAGTCGTTTGAAGGTACAAAACAATCTCTATATTCTCTGTCTTTTGGTATAGCCAAAAAGTTTATACCGTTAAAAGAGTTAGTAGGTCTACCTGTTTGATTGTACAGATTGTATTGGTTGTATATGTTATCTCCATCTATAGAAGCTTCTTCATTGTTTACTTTAAATTTCTCAAAAAATAGCTTTTTGTTTATCTTTATTGGATTGCTTTCAACGTAAGAGTAAGCTGAAATAACACTATCAAGATTTTGATTTTTAGGTCTACTCATCTCGAACTTGTAAATATCGAAAACTCTCTCCAGTCTTTCGTAGTGTTTAACAACAGGAATTATCGAGTTTAATTCACTAGACCACTGGTATTTTTGTTCGTACTCAAGTTGAGCGTTTGTTCTCGTATCGTTTTGCGATTGTTTAGAAAAAGACAGATCAACGAAGTTGTCCACTTTCATGAAATGCGAGTGATACTTTTTGTCCAATACGTAGACAGTTTCGTGTTTTTGTATGAAATCGAGTATGTGTTCGTTGTCTATACCAAAACACTCGCTGTGATCGACGCAAAGCATGTAACCCTTTTCGCTGTTTCTATAATAGTATAAACAGGCTTTAGCTAATCTAGGATGAAAATTGTGATTATTTGGTATCAATTGTAAGAAACAACTGCTTTGTACCCTAAGCGAATCCAACTGATCCTTTGTTTCTACTATGAAATGCATAACTTTTATTTTACACTAATGTACATTAATCGACACTAACAGTAAAATAAATCTATTGGGTAGTGGTAGGTCTAGCAAACTTTGCGTAATCCTCACCTATAAAAGCTTTGAGACCTAAAAACTTGGTGTCTGCGCCTTCTATCAATCTTTTATTCGTGTCTACTATTCCTGCTCTAATATCGTATTGAGATAGTCTAACTGTGTTCAATGGTCCTGTTAACTTCCATAATATAGACTGTATTTGATAGTAAGATACGTCGTATTCAACAGTTCCCTGCTCTATACCTACATACTCTTGTTCGGAGATCTCTTTTACATAACCCTGTTCGTTTATCTTTTTTACAAAGAATCTGTAAAAGTATCCTCTGTTATAATCTGGTTCTGTTGGTTTTGGGTGATAACTTGTTGGTTGGGTTCTATCTTTGGGCTCTACAACAGCTGCCGCGGTTATGGTAAATTGTGATCTAGACTCTGGCGATAATCGACCTCGTTGGTTTGTTGATAGAAGATTGTTTTTTATCGGGTCTAACCTTTCGTTTGGGCCGACAGCTGGATTAGCGCCTGTATAAAACTTGCCATCATAAGTAGCATAGTATAACCCACTATATGGCACACCATTTAGCCTATATTCATTTCCGCGTGTTGTAAGATTTGTTTTTACTCTAAAAGACGGATAGTATCTAATCGGCATTTTATGAATTATTTAAAATCTTTTATAATGTTCCATGCGCCTAAACCAGATTTTCTTCTTTCTGCTCTTTTTTGTGAATCTGTTATATATGGAACTGAAAACTCATAATAATCAATCCAATACAGCGCTGCCAATTCTGCGCCAGTGGCGTCATTAGGCACACTTTTTAATTTCGAAACTAGATTGGGCCTAGAAGAAGCTTCTTTCAATATAAATAGCATCTGAGTTTCAAGATTGTCTGCTGATGCACCTCCTCTGCTATTTACAAAATTAACATAATTATCTAATCTTTTTTTCCTGAACCCCTTTCTGTAGCTCCTATTATCCAAACGTAGGGGTTTAAACCGGATTCTCGATACATAGTACCCAACGCACCTGCTGCAGCTGCTTGACTATAACCCTCTGCTTTAAATAATAGCCACATTTTTTCAAGATCTCCTCTAGCTCTTGATAAATTATCGGCCAGTACATTTCCAGTTTGGTATAGATCTCCGGTTGGAACAAAACCTGGAACGCCTAAATTTGATTCTTGAGAATTATTAGTAGGTTTAGGAACCCCTTTCCATGTTCCATCGACTAATTTTGATGGCTTGTTTTGATACCCAGCTATGTTTTTTACGTAATACATGTTAGCTTTTACGTCTGTTGTCCAAGAGTTGTTCTGTATAGTGTGATCTAGACCTGTGATTATAAACCCAACTCTGCGTGTCGCGTTTTGTCCAAATCCTCCAGCCGCTATGGTATAAGAATAGGGTAGCATCTCTTCAGGTATTGTAAAAGCGTGATAACGTAGTTGCTCTAATTTCTGGATCTTTTTCAGTATTCCTTGCTTTTGCAACAGCCTCTATGTAATAATTGATAGCCTGTTCTACTCCCTCTTCTGATCTGCTTCCCCCTAAATAATAACCCTTAACTGATTCATTGAATCTAGAGGCAGCGAGTGCTTTTCTTTGAAGCTCCAAAGAGCCTGTATTTAATTTAGCTTTAGCATTGTCGTTTACTGCTGTAGTAACAGGTCTATATCTATTTATCGCGTAAAGACTTGAATTTCCTACGCCTGTTCCATCTGTACCAGCCGTTGTTTGGTTTTTTACGTCTGAATTCGCACTTATAGCAAGCATATTGCTCAATTTTGTGCTATTATCTGTTTGTATTGTAAAAGATCTAGCTATTGACTGTTTTCCAAAAACCGGGATTTCGTATGGGACTGTATTTAGTATGTTTACGTTGTCTACAGCATTCATCACGTTATTTCCAGGTATAGCTTGATCGTCTACTACACAGAAACAGTTAGAGTAGTCATCGTACGCGAGTCTAAGCACATTGAAATTTCCCAAGGATTTACTAAGATCAGACAGTATTTCGTCCATTAAAGATCTAAAATAAACAGAGTTAGTTTCATCTTTTGTAGCGTGACTTCTTATAGTATCTAACAGGTAGTCTATGCTAACAAGCACATTCATCAATTTCCCTCTATAGTTAGGTAACGCCGAATTGTTTGTTGTTTGAAACTTAAACGGTGGAAGAGTCTTTGATACCGCATCGGTTGTCCATAGATCTGTTGCGTTTGACTCTTTATTAACCGCTATTATTTTATCACCCTGCAGTATTTTTGGATCGAAAAGCTTTTTATAAGAACTTAATTCTCCCTTGAACGGAACTACGAATTTGTAAGGATTTGCGCTTAACATAAAATCGGAGGATAGTATTATGTTGCTTCCTTGATTGAAATCTAAATAGAAGAGAGGTATGTTTAGATCCGGTTCTGTGGTATCATACAAAAATCCGCAGTGATTAAGGATCATAAAAAAGAATCCCATAGTTACATACGTCGGATAGTGTATATCTCCCCCTTCAACTAGGTTTTTAGATTGATAGTAAGCTTTCATCAAATTTCTATGAAAACCAAATAAAGCGTTTGTTAAAAATCTATCTTTTTTACCAAAATTAGAAGCAGCATAATACGCGTTGTCCGTAATAGCTTTATTTATTATTTCGTCTGGTTTTTCTATAATCTGTTGCAAATTTCCTTTTCCAAAAGCGCCGTCAGCAAATATGTTGTACAGAGACTGTTTATCCTTTCCTTTTGGATCACCCCACTTTATAGAATCGACTTTGCTTATCTCTCCGTTACCGCTTATGAATCTTTCTATGGTCAACAGTTGAATCGTCCTAAGTATGCCCTCCATCTGCGATTTGTACATTGCAGCTTCTGAATTCTGTAGATCGTCTACCTTCACTTTTGTATAATCGGGCGGTACGTACGCTGGGATTTGAGCGCCCTGACTAGGCACTGGAGGAGCTACGTTAGTCGAAGGATTGGGCGATATATAAGCATCTGTTATTTGCCATTTAGTTACCAAATCAAAATCTGATATACCTATACCAATTCTAACATCTTGTTTTACGTAAACTGTTTTTTTTGGTATATTTGCTCGACCGGTTTGTACTATAGGACCAATTGTGCCTGGTAAATTATCCACTGGTATCAATCCTTCAAATATTGCTCCGTATTCGCTGTTAACTTGTATTTGTAATAGAGATAACAACCAATTTCCTGATAGAACTTGTACTATAGCATCAACTATTTTTTGTCTCGTTTCTCCTTCTTTTCCCGGCCCATCAGTTTCTACATTTCCCGTCTTAAAGGCTGGATCATATGTAACACCCGAGGTTTTTGAAAATTTTGTAGAATATCTTATGTATATCTTTCTTGTTCCTATTGATTTTCTAACTGCGCCACTAGCGTATTCTATTGTATAA